GCAGGATTTACAACTGACTCATTAGCAAACAAAGCTTATGTTGACCAAGTTGCACAAGGTTTAGATACTAAACCATCTTGTAAACTTGCTACAACAGCAAACTTAGCGGCTACTTATTCAAACGGTACTGCTGGTGTTGGTGCAACATTAACAGCAAGTTCAAACGGTGCATTATCAATTGATGGTGTTTCGCCTACAACAAATGATAGAATTTTAGTTAAAGACCAATCAACAGCAGCTCAAAACGGTATCTATATTGTAACAACCGTAGGTGATGGTTCAAATCCTTTTGTGTTAACAAGAGCAACTCCTGAAGACCAACCCTCTGAATTATCAGGTGGTTCATTTGTATTCGTAGAAGAAGGTACTGCTAACGGAGATAACGGTTATGTATTTACTCACACAGGTGCTCCAACTTTTGGTACAACTGCTTTAGATGTAACACAATTCTCTGGTGCAGGTCAAATTACAGCAGGTGCAGCTTTAACTAAATCAGGTAATCAAATGGATGTTGCAGTAGATAATTCTTCAGTTGAAGTTAACGCAGACGCATTAAGAGTAAAAGCATTAGGTATTACAAACTCAATGTTAGCAGGTAGTATTGACGGTGCTAAGATTGAAAACTTTACATTTACAGACGAAGGCTCTACACAAGGTTCTGTACAAATAGGTAACCCTATGGAGTTTTTAGCAGGTGAAGGATTAAATACAACTGCTTCAGGTAATACTTTAACAATTGCAGGTGAATTAGCAAGTACATCAAATATTGGTGTTGCTAAATTTCATTCAGATAATTTTCAGGTCTCATCTGGTGATGTGACCATAACAACGGTTGACGGAGGTTCATTCTAATGAAACTATGGACAAGATTTAAAAATTTTATTACTAAACCTTATATGAAACCTTTAGTATTAAAAAAAGAACAAGAGATTAATTTAAAAAATCTTAAAACTAAAACTAAAAAAGAATTAGAAAAATTAGGCAGAAAAGTTGGTGTTGAATTAGACAGACGACTTACAAAAGATAAACTTATAAAACAAATTAGAAAAGCTTGTAAATAATGCCAACAGTAATTAAACCAAAAAGAAGTGAAGTAGCAAGTTCTATACCATCAGCAGGTTCATTAGCTGTCGGTGAGATTGCAATGAATGTTACAGACGGAAAGTTTTATACTAAAACATCTGGTAATGTTGTTAAAGAAATGGGTGGTGCCGGTTCAGTTACACTTCAAAATGTGGTAACAAATGGTGCAACTGTAGGAAATGATATTACTTTAGATGGTGCAAATTTAATATTTGAAGGTTATCAAGCAAACGCTTATGAAACTACATTGACAGCTATTGAGCCTTCAAAAGATAATACGGTAAGTTTACCAAATGCTACAGGTACTTTAGCAATGGATGGTGACGCATTAGCGTATGGAATAGTTTTCGGAGGATAGTGAGTGCCAAGTACATTTAAAAATGCAGGTGCAGCTTTAACTACAACTGATACAGGAGCATTATATACAGCACCTGGTTCAGGTCAAGCAGTAATACATGCTTTATATATCACAAATAAATCTATTTCTAATAATGGATTTGTTGATGTAAAAGTTACAACTGACGGTGGTTCAACATTTTATCATGTTGCTAAGAAAGCACAAATACCACCTTCTAATACTTTAACTTTAGATAAACCAATTAATTTAGAATCTAATGATAAGTTGAGAGTTATATCACATCCTTTACCAGATTCATCATCAATAAGTTTAGAAGTTTATGCTAGTATATTGGAGATAAGTTAATGGGAATAGCTATTACTCATACAATAAATGCACAAGAGCAAAAATTCAATGGTATTCGTAGAACAAAAGAGGGTATGTTATACTTAACATCTATTGACCCTAATGCTGATAATGATTCAATTAAATATTCAGACTACTTTGAAGAAGGTAAATCAGATACAGTTCCTAAAGATGGTTCAGATTATACAGAGGATAGACTAGAATTATTTAATGTTCAGTATTTTACTGGTGACGGTTCAACATTGACCTTTACTTTAAACGCTAATATATTGGATGCTAACGGTCTAGCAGTTTATATTAATAACACAAGACAGACAGCATTTACAGATTACACCGTATCAGGAACAACTTTATCATTTGTTTTAAAACCAGCAAATGCAAGTTCAATTACGGTAGGACAAATAAATAAAAGATATAAAAACAACGATAGTGATAGATACCAACAATTTTCATTTGATATTAATACTACAGCAACTTATCTTATAAATAGTAGTGGAGATTTAGTTAGAAGAGTAAATCACGAAGGTGGACAAACATCAATAAGTGATGACTTTGACACTTTTGAAAGTACGACAGGTCAATCATACTCAACTACCTATAGCGTCTGATAAATATATGAGAGGAATTAATTAAATGCCAGGTCCAGGAGAAACAAAAGCAGCAGTTGTAAAACTAGACCCACCTGAAAGTTTTTCAAAAGGTGGTGTTGTAATTGGTTTCACTAGTTTAGAAACAGAAGCTAAACAAGAAATTAACAAAACAAATAATAGAGATGGTGACCCTAGTGGCCAATATATGGCAGAGGGTGTTTTCGCATGTGGTGATGATGTATTAGTAGGATGGATTTTTGACGGAACAAACTTTAGGGACCCAAATAGTTAAAGGTAGAATATGGCTGATTTCAAATTAGGAAGAATAAAATTTAAATGGAGAGGTGATTGGGCTACCTCAACTGCTTATGTTATTGATGACATTGTAAAATATGGTGGTAACACATATGTTGTTGTATCCAATCATACATCACAATCAAGTTCAGCAGCTTTTTACACAGACTTAACTGCTGGAAAATACGAATTACACACAGAGGGATTATTTTTTAAAGGTGATTGGGCAGCTACCACTCATTATAAATTAAATGACCTTGTAAAATACGGCGCATTTCAATATAGAACAACTACTCAACATACTTCAGGAACAGATTTTGCTCCAAGTAATTTTCAAGTTTATGGAGAGGGTTTTCAATTTGAAGATTCGTATGACTCAGCTACAACTTATCAAGATGGTGATATAGTTACTTATGGTGGTTACTCTTATGTGTTTGTTGCAAACACACCAGCTTCAGGTCAAACACCTACTAACGGTGCAACTTGGAATGTTTTAACAACAGGTTTTAAAGCAAGTGGTACTTATAATCATGGTACAGCATATAGAACAGGTCAAACTATTCAATATGGTGGTAATAACTATGTTTGTGTTGCTAATCATACAAACCAATACCCAGCAAATACAAATGGTACTACAAATACATCTTACTGGAATTTAAACATTGAAGGATTTAATTATAGAGCTGCTTATAATTCGGCTACAACTTATAATATTGGTGATGTAGTAAGATTAACAGCAACAACTTATATCGCTATACAAGATAGAATTACAAATGTTTCTCCTGATTCAGACGCAGCCAAATGGCAAGTAGTTGCACAAGGTGATTCAGGTGCAGTATTAAACACAAGAGGTGATTTAATTAAACAAGGTGCTGCTGCCGCTGAGAGATTAGCAATAGGAGTTTCAGGTTCAGTTTTAACATCTAACGGCACAGACCCATTATGGTCAGACCCGGTAGGAAAAAATGTATTATATGTTTCTAATTCAGGATTAGATTCAAATCCTGGTACAGAGTATCAACCTTATAAAACAATTACAACTGCTTTAGCAGCTGCTACTTCAGGTGATATTGTAGATTTTAGTTCAATAACAGGTGGTACTGGTGGTACACCAGGCACTTATAATGTAACTCAATCATCAACAACTGGTTCAGGTACAGGCGCTCAAGTAAGAATAGTTACAGATGGTTCATCAACGCCTTCAGTAAAAGTTATTAATGGTGGTTCAGGACACGCAGCTGGAGATACGATAACTTTTGCAGGTGCTAATATTGGTGGTGCTTCAAATGTAACCATTGCTGTTATATCAGCAGTAATTGGTGATGTTGTTTATGTAAAAAATGGTGTTTACAGAGAAACATTACCTTTAAGAATTCCAGCAGGTGTTACGGTTCAAGGTGAAACATTAAGAGGCACAGAGATAAGACCAACAACTAGCACAGGTACTCAAATTAAAACAGTTTCAATTCAAACAAATACAAGTGGTGCTACAGACGCAACATATAATTATGTTCATGCAAACGCAACTTCAGGAACAGGTCAGGCCTCTTCAGCAGTATTTAATGTTACGGTATCAAGTGGTGCAGTATCAGCTGTAACCGTATATCACGGTGGTACAGGATTTGCCGTAAGTGATACGGTAACTATTCCAGCCGCTTCAATTGGTAATGGTGGTAATTTAATATTAACAATTACAGCGTTAGAAAATAATGACGCTACTAATATGTGGTTAATGGGTAACAATACTAACCTTGTTCAAATGACAATGAAAGGTTTAACAGGAACACCAGTTGCTGGTGGTACTTCTAAAGCTGCCGTTGTGTCATTAGACCCTAGTGGTTCAATTACAACTGCTTCACCTTATGTACAAAACTGTTCATCTATAAATGCAGGTGCAACAGGTATTCAAATTGATGGTAATTTACATAGTGCTGGAAATAAATCAATTCTTGCAAATGACTTTACACAAATTAACTCCGATGGCCGTGGTGTTCATGCATTAGCAGGTGGTCGTGGTGAGATGGTTTCAATCTTTACATATTATTGTGATAAATCTTTTTATGCAGAATCAGGTGGTTTTATAAGAGGATTAAATTGTTCATCTGGTTATGGTGAAAAAGGTGCTGAAGCTACAGGTTCTTTAGCAAGTGAAACAGCAGTAACAGCTGCCGTTAGAGGTAAATTATTAAAATATGATTCAACACAATTTTTAGGTGGTGCTACAGAATCAGATGTATCAGATATGCTTGGTACACAAGGTCAAGGTACTGCTACAATCGCAGGTGCTGGCGGTGCAAGTGCAAGAGTTTTTAGAACAAACATCTCAACAGATGTATTTCACATAGAAAATATTTCAGGCTCTTTTGTTAATGGCGAAACATTAACAATTACAAAAGAAAACTCAACTACATTTCAAGTAAAAGCGGCTGCTTCAGCTGCTGAAACAGGTCTTACAGGTGCATTAATTCCTGTAGATGGTTCTGCTTTAACAGCTGCAAATGCAATAAAAGTTGGGTCTAATATAGTTTTTGCAGGCAATAGTAATTATTACAGAGTGTCTGCTGTTACAGAAACAAATACAAGTTATGGTGGTACTGGTATTGCTACAGTTAGATTGACTTCAAATATTACATCTGGTGACGCAGTAGCTGATAACGCAGTAGTAACCATTACACAAAAGTATTCTAATATAAGATTAACAGGTCACGACTTCCTAGATATAGGTACTGGTGGATTTGCAGACACAAATTATCCAGGAAGTTCAAGTCAAGTTGCTGACCAATCAGACGAAGTTAGTGAGTTATTAGGTGGTCGTGTTTACTTTACATCAACTGACCAATCTGGTGACTTTAGAGTTGGTGATTTATTCAGAATTGAACAGGCAACTGGTGTTGCAACTCTTAACGCAGACGCATTTGACCTTTCTGGTCTAAACGAATTACAACTAGGTTCTATTGGTGCCGAGTTAGGTGCAACAATTAACGAATTTAGTACAGACGAATCATTAGGTAATGACGCTAATACTGCTGTGCCTACTGAAAGAGCTATTGTAGGTTACACACAAAGAGACCAAATGGGTACAGGTCATTTAGTACCACCAACTGGTACAACTGCTCAAAGACCTACAGGCGGTTCACTATTTACAGGTGGTATCAGATATAACTCATCTCTAGTAACATGGGAAGGTTATAACGGAACACAATGGACAGGTTTAGGTGGTGGTAATCCATGGGCAACATTTACTGCTGATGGTTCAACTGCTTTAACGGTAGCTGCTAATGATAGATATTTCGTAGATACTACAGCGGCTGCTCAAACGGTAACATTACCTGCTTCGCCTCAAACAGGTGACCAAGTTTCAATAGTAGATTTAGCAGGAACATTTGATACAAACAATTTAACAATTGGTAGAAATAGTTTAAAAATTATGGGTTTAACAGAGGATTTAGTTATTTCAACAGAAAACGCTGGTATACAATTAGTTTATACTGGTGTAGGTAACGGTTGGAAATTAACAAGTAATATTTAATAAATAGAGGATAAGATGGCAAATAGAAATTTCGCAATAGTAAAGTTAGATGATTACGATTCAACAGCCTCAACAGGTGGTATAGTTGAACGAATTGTATATTGGCCTGAAAATGACTCTGATAGAGAGCTTGAAATTTACAATCTTGAAAAAGTAATGGGTAGTTCTAATTATATATTAGTGCCTTGTAATGATGATTGTCAAGAGGGTTGGATTTATACTGACAAATC